ATGGCGCTCGACGATCCCCAGGATTTCAACGGCGGCCTCGTGAACGCGCGCCGCCGCCTCGCCGAGTCCGCCGCCGTCCACGACGCCGACCGGCCGGTTATCAAACAGTGGATGCAGATGAAGGACGGCCGGGTGGCTGTCTCGTCGCTGAAGACGTACCTCCGACGCGTCCGCGTCGCCAGCGAACGCTCGGAGCGCCCGCTCGTCGAACTCGATGAAGCAGCCTACCACGACCTCATCTTCAGCCTCCGCCACGACCACGACCTCGCGGACGCCACCGTCCAGTCCTACGAGAACGCTCTCCTGCCGTTCCTCGAGGACATGATCGACGCCGAGTGGGCCGAGGACGTCGACCGCACGACCGTCGAGAGTGGCGGGCCGGACGTCGACGAGATGCTCACACCGGGCGACATCCAGGACCTCACCACGGCCGCACGCACGCAGCGAGACGTGGCGTTCATCGAGTTCCTCGCCGACACGGGCGCGCGGCTGTCGCTTGCGCTCTCGCTGCGCGTAAAGGACGTCTCCCTCGAGAAGACGGCGACGTACACGCCGAACCCGAACGCGACCGGGTTGAAGGGCGCTGCGATCACGGAGTACCCGCTGATCGACGCGGTCGCTGCACTCCGCGGGTACCTCCGCGGGGCGCATCCCCGCGGGTCGAACCCGGATGTCGCGCTGTTCCACAAGCTCAAACCGTACAGCCGCGCGAGCGAGGACGACCGCTGGGGCGACGACGACGGCGGGCTGCGCGCGAACGCGGCCCGCCAGCAGCTCGTCCGGATCGCCGACCGCGCCGGCGTCGACAAGCCCGTCAACCCGCACGCGTTCCGGCATGCGGCGATCACACGGATGGTCCGCGAGGGCTACTCCCGGTCCCAAATCGAGCACCGGGTGCACTGGACATTGGACACCGACATGTGGGAGATTTATGAGCACGTCACCACCGAAGAACACAACGACGACATTTTCCGGCAGGCCGGCGTCGTCGACGACGAGACGGGGCCGGACCGCGTCCGGAAGCCGTGCGGGCAGTGCCGGACACCGATCGCGCCCCACCACGAGTACTGCCCGCAGTGCGGGAGTGCGGTGACGGCCGCCGCGGACGACGAGGTCGAGACACATCGCGACGCGATTCTCGACGACGTTGTCGACGCGACGAACCCGGCGATGCGGCGCGAGCTCCGCCAGGTCCTCGACGACCTCGAGGAGCGCGAGGATCTCGCTCATAACGAGTCCTCCTGACGGCGCGCGAGCGACCGTCGGGCGACCCGACGGCTCTCTTCGCTGATGTTGTCACGCCGGAGGAGGGCTTTCAGCTTCTCCTCCGGCGACCGTTCAAGCTCGGGGTCGGACTGTGGGGAAGTCTCGTCAGTGCTCATGTTAGAAGTCCACCTCCGTCTCGGTGACGGTGGTGCCGCGCTCGCGGAGGTAGTCCATCTGCTCGCGGGCGTACGCCTCCTCCCGGCTCCCGCGGGTGGCGAGGAGGTAGGCGTAAGCGTCGCCGAACGGGCGCATCACGCGCCCGACGCGCTGGGTGCCCTGGCGCTTCGAGCCGCCAAGCATCGACGCGATGACCACCGCGTCGATGTCCGGCAGGTCGATGCCCTCGTCCGCGATGCGCGAGACGATGAGCGCGTCCAGCTCGCCATCGCGCAGCTGCTGGTACGCGGTCTCGCGGTCGCGGTGTCGGGTGTCGCCATGCAGGTAGGGGACGCCGAGCGCCTCGGCGTACTGCTCGCCCTGGTCGCGCCAGCCACAGTAGATCAGGACCGTCCCGCCCGCGCTGGCATGCGCGTCGAGGAGCCGCTGGGTGTCCTCGAGCTTCGCGGGGTTCTGCGCCGCGGCGATCATCTTCTTCGTGCCCTCGGCCCCGCGGTAGGCCTCGCGGTCGGCCTCCGCCGCCCAGGGGACGAGCCGGACGTCAACGTTGGGCCGGTGGACCCAGCCCTCCGCGTACAGCTCCTCCCACGTCGACGTCAGGGGGCGGCCGATGAGCGTGAAAATCTCCTCGCTCTTGCCGTCCGACCGTACCGGCGTCGCGGTGAGGCCGAGCCGGTGGCGGGACTGGATGTCGGCGGTGCGTCGCCAGATCTCGGCGGGGACGTGGTGGGCCTCGTCGAACACGACAGCGCCCCACTCGCGGTCGAACAGCTTCCGGCCGTGCCGGGACCTCGACGCCATGTCGTACGTCGAGATGGTGACCGGCCGGATGCGCTTCTCGCCGCCGTGGTACTGGCCGACCTGCCGGCGCGAGAGCGTGGTGTGCTCGCGGAGCGCGTCCGCCCACTGCTGGGCGAGCTCCCTGCTGGGTGCGAGGATGAGCGTCTCCTGGCCGAGGTCGGCGAGAATCGCCAGCGCGGCGATGGTCTTTCCGCTGCCGGGCGGCGCGTCGATCACGCCGGAGCCGGCGTCGCGGAAGCGCTCCAGCCACTCCACCTGGTACGGCCGGAGGTCGAGGGTGTCGGCGAGCGCGATGTCGAGGCCTTCGCCGCGCTCAAGGTCGCGGTGGTCGAGCGGCGGGTAGCCTGCGTCGTACAGCGTCTCCTTGACGTCGGCTTCCGCGCCGGCCTTGATGCGCATCCGGGTGGCGCCGAGGAACTGCGTGTAGTGTGTGTTGTGCTCCAGGGTCTCGCGGGCGACGTCCTCAAACAGCTCCGGCGTCTCGGCCTCCAGGACCGCGTAGCCGTCCGAGTGCGTGCGGAGCGTGAAGGCGTGGCCGCGCTCCCAGATGCGGCGGAGGCGGGTCTCGACGGACTCCGGGAGCTCGCCGCCGACGCCCGCGACCGCGTCCACGAGTGCATCGACGTGCTCGTAGGGACTGGTCCAGACGTCGATGGGGTCGGTGGTGAACAGGGTGGCCGCGCCGTCCTCGCTGGTCTCGACGAGGTGCGCGAATGTGCCGAGGGTAGCGCGGGTGTCGTCGCTGGCCGCGTCGCCGAGGTAGCGGAGCTGGCTGGGAAACAGCCGGATGCGCTCGTCGCGCTCGCGGTCCTCCTGGACGATGCGGCTGGTGTGCGCCAGCTCGTGCTGGCCGCCCAGCTCTTCCACGCGGTCCGCGAGCGCGAGTAGTTCATCGGGCGCGCCGGCGCGGATGCGCGCGGCGAGCTCGCCGAGTGAGAGGTCGGCGTCGCTCATGCGGGTCGTCCTCCGTTGGCTTCGGGCGAGCGGTGGCCCTCTGGCTCGGGGAGCTCGTCGTAGAGGTCGAGCTGAAAGAGGATCTTGCGGACGCGGCCGCCGATCTGCCGGGGTTTGCTGCCCCAGTCGAGCCGGCGCGCCACGTCGTGGATCGACCGGGTCTCGGAATGGTTGACGGCCTCGAAGATCGCCTCCGCCTCAACCGGCACGTCGAACTCCAGGGCGGCGAGCCGCTCACGGTCGCCCTCGGTGGGGCGGTCGTCGAGGTTCGAGGCATCAACGAACTCGACGTGCGGCGTCCTGTCGCCACCACTGTAGTCCGCGGGCTGAGCGTCGCCACCGGCGTCCTGCGTCGCGGGCTCGTCCTCGGTGGTGCTCTGGTTGTCCGTGGCGACCGGCGGGAGGTCCACGTCAGTGACGGCGGAGAGTTCCACGTCGCTGGGGCCGACCACGTCGCCGAGGCCGTACGCGGAGAGCACGCGGAGCGTCCGCCTAAGCGACCAGTCGAGGTCGTCGGCGAGGTCCCTGACTGTGTCGGCGGCCTCGACGAGAGATTCGAACTCGCCGGGGTCGAGGTAGTCGAGGCGGGACTGCGAGACGCCGTGGACTTCGAGACGGTGGATAGCCCAATCGAGGGAGTCCTCGCAGACGACGCCGCACCGACACTCACAGGGGTAGCGCCCGGTGCCGGTCTCGTCATAATTTGACTCCTCGTCAGCCGAGTCCGACTCCTCGTGGGCGTCATTGTGCTCCTGGGAGTCCTCCCTCGGACCGTCGTCCATATCGTCGTCGCCCGCGCCCTCTGGGTCGACCAGCTCGTCGCCGTCGTCCTGGACGGGCTCGGACTCGCACTCCAGCTCTGCGTCGTCGTCGCCGACGAGGTCCTCCGCGTCGGGGTCAACCTCGTCATCGTCGGCGGTGTCGTCCGAGCAGTGCCCGCAGGCCGTCCAGTCCTCGTCGGCCTCGAGGTCGTCGAGAGGCCGGGGGAGCGGGACGGCGTCGCGGTCCGAGTCCGACCGATCGAGCGTCCAGCAGTCCGCGTCGACGTGGTAGGTCCCGCCGAGCGGCGGCCCGTTCCGCCCCCACTCGAGGATCCACGCCTGCTGCGCGGGCGGGATGTCATCACCCGTCTCGATTTCCGTGGCGTCCTCGTCGAGGACGTCGTCGGGCTCGCGGTGGCAGACGACGGGGTCGCCGTCGTGGTCGTCGTTGCGGCTGTCATGGACGCGGATGCCGCGCGCGGTCGTTGGCCCGTGGCCGCACTTGCCGCACCACCACTCGTCCACGTCGGGGACGGCCGTGACATCGTGAACGTCGTAAGTCGAGTCGCGGCCGTCCGGGGCGACGTCGGCGAACGTCAGTCTCGGGGGTGTCGAGAGGTCGTCGACGACCAGGACGTGGTCGCCGGCGTGCTCGCCAGCGAGCTGGACGGTGACGCAGGCGGGCCAGTCGCAGTCGTCGCCGAACACGCAGTCCCAGCCGTGGCGGTCGGGCTCGGCGTCGACGGCTAGCGGGAGCGTCCGGCGCGCCGTACACTCGACGATCACCGCGTCCTCGCCCGGCGTGAGAGAAGCGACCGTCTCGCGGAGCGCCGCGAGGTCGTCCACCGGAAGCCCGGTGTCCTCCGGGGAGGCGTCGGGGCTACTCGCCATCGTCCACCTCCTCCCGAACGTGGGCGATGGGATCGTCGATGCCCCGAATGGCGGGAGGCAACTCACTCGACATTCGAGTCACCTCCGAGCGTGACGTCGGCTGGATACCCGGTGCGTTTCCAGTAGGCCTGGTAGCCGAGCGCACCGCAGTCTCGCAGCTCGTTGGGGATGCGCTCGGGCGAACCGTCTTCGTACTCGTACTCGAGGGTGGCCTGCGCGAGTTCGCGCGCGTGGTACGGCGCGGGCTGGAGGTCGGCGACGGGCACGCGCTGGATCTCCGAGTCGTCCTCGAGGACGGCGATGGTGTCGGCGTGCGCGACCATCACCGCGCCGAGGTCCCGGTCGTCGTCGATGTCGACAGCGTCCCGGAGGAGAACGTGGCGCTGCTTGTGGTGGAGTCGGTCCATCCAGCCTTTGTACCGCCTGCCGTTCGCGGCCTGAACCTGGACGCGCCGGCCGCGGAGGTTGTCGTCGAGCGCCCCATGGAACGGGTTACCCATCCGTCGATCCCTCCTCGAGGGGATGCGGCGGGACGGTCCAGTCGCCGGCATGCCGGTGCAGCCAGCCCCGGACGGTGCCCTCGGGCACGTCGAAGATGGTGGCGAGGTCGGGCGCTGTCACGTCGGAGTAGGCGCGAGTCGCCTTCCAGGTGCGGGCGAGCCGGCGCTGACCGGCCTTCTGGAGCGCGACGTAGTCGATGCCACACGAGTCCGTCGCGTGCGACACGCCACGCAGGGTCTGCACGCCGATGGCGTGCTGGAGGGCGTGCTGCGGGATGAGGCCGAGCCGAGCGACGGCCTCGAAGTACTCGCGGCGCTCCTCGTCCTCCGTAATCGACGCGAAGCCGCGGGCGTGGACGTAGCCGGGGTTGACCCACTTACTGCGCTGGCCGGGGAACCGGCCGTTCGCGGGCCACGCCCCGAGCGCGTAGAGGTGGGTATCGAGACTCCGCGACAGCTCCTTCGCCGTGAGGTCGAGATCGTCGACGAAGTCCCGAATCGTGAACACGGCGCGCGTCTCCGGCAGCGCGTCGACAACCTCGCGGAGGCTGCGGTGGATGTCGAGGTTGTCGTAGCCGCGCACGCCGAACGGGAGGAACTCCCGGATGAGATCGTGCTTCAGGCAGTACCGACTGCAGAGCCGGCGCTGCCATTTCACCGACCACTCCACAGTGGCGGCTTCACTCATCGCCGGTGTCCTCCTCGGCACCTTCCTCCAGACCACCGACGCCCGTGTGAGTCAGGACAGCCCGACCACCGGCTGGAACGGTCACCTTTAGATGGTCGGTCTCGACGACGTTTCCCTGATGGTCATACACCGTCGCTTTTGCCCTAAGCCGTCCCTCGTTACCGACGTTGGTGTACTCTGTTCGGTCACTCATCGCCGAGGGCCTCCTGGACGCGCTCGCGGACGTCCGCGAACCGGTGGGGGACGTCGTGTTTCTCGGCGGTGTGCGCGGCCGCCACCAGGACGGTGTCGCCCGCGGCGACGAGCTCGACGGCCTCCTCGACGGCGGCGTCGACCGCGTCGGTCTCGGAGAGCGCAGCAGCCATCACGACCCGCCTCCCGTCTTCTCGATCCTCTCGACAGCTGTCTCGACGTGCTCGTCGAGCGCCTGGGTGGCTTCGGCGAGCTGCACGGCGTCCTCGAGGACGGCCGCGTGGTCGGCCGGCCAGCACTCCCGAACCGCGTCGACGTAGCTCTCGGGGTGGGCGGGCTCCATGTCGGTGTCGTCGAGAGAGCGCGCGAGACCGACCATCGCAGCGAGCGTGTGCATGACGATGTCGCGTTGGACGCGGTCGAGGTCCTGATTGGCCGCCTCCAACGGCACCCGAGCGAGCCGCGACCGCGGGAAGTCATAGGTCCCGGAGAACGAGGTCGTGGGCTCGTCGGGGAGGTAGACGCACGTGTAGACGGGCTCGTCGTCCGCGACGTCGAGCAGCGCGTTCGCGCGGTAGGAGGCGATGTCGTAGTCCTCGCGCTCGCGGTGCTTGCGAACGGTGTCGGCGGCCTTCCCAACGACCTGCACCTTCCCTCGCTTGACGAGGTCGTGTGCGGTGTCGCCGATCTTGAGCTGGCCGTCAGGCACGTGTCTCACCTCCTCCGTCGCCGGCCTCCGAGTCGCCAGCGAGGAAGCACTTCGCGCACGGCAGGCCTCGCTGCGGGTCGGGACCGGGACAACCCGGAGTGTCGTGCGGGCAGGGCCCGGACTGGTCGCCGACGCCGGCGCGCGACCGGACGGCGTCCACGGCCTGCTGGCGGTAGCGGTGGCGCGCGCCACGCGACTGAGCGCTACGCATCGCGCGCGTCACCTCCTGTAGGATTCTCGATGTCACCGTCGAACGTGGTCTGTCCCTCGGGACGGCCGCCGTCGGTGGCGACCGCGCGCTTGAGCTCGACGTGGTGCTGCTCCTTCCGGCTGTGCCGCTCGAGCGCGTCCGAGACCTCGACGAGGTCGTCGCTGCGGTACGTCCACGCGCAGTCCGCGCAGTCCGCTTCGTGGGCGGTCATCGCGTCTCACCGTCCTCGCCGCCGTCGGTGGCGACCGGGAGGAGGTAGCGCACGAACACTCGCCCGCCGAAGGTGTCGAGGGTGAGTCCCTCGGCCTCGTCGGGGAGGTCGATTGTCTCGTCGGGGTCGAAATCTGCCATGTGGTAGGAGTACTCCATCAGTCGACACCTCCGTCGTCGCGGGCCTGCTCCCACGCCTGGTACGCGTCGGGGTCGGGGCCACGTACGGACATAACGAGGCCGTTCCCGGCGGTAATCATCGGCCGGCGCGGGTGGGGGTCGGGGTCGTCGGCGTCGCCCGGGAGCGCGAGCTGGGTCCGGCACTCGTGGGTGGCGAGCTCGTCGAGCGTCTGGCAGACGCGCTCGCAGATGTCGCAGTAGTGCTGGTCGACCTCGGTCGAGCCGAGGTACGCGATGCCGCCGCCGGTCGATTCGTCGGCGTCGCCCGCAGCGGCGTCCCCGTAGAGGTCATCAAGAGTGCACTGCTGGCACTGCTGGCCCGACTGGATGACCCGCCCGCAGTCGCAGGTCGGCATCTAGCGGTCACCTCCCAGAATCTCGGCGTCGTCGCCGGCGTCGATGATGCCGTGCTCGCCGGTCGCGGCGTCGACGGCGTCGGGCGCGCAGTACTCGGTGACGAGTGCGTCCGCGGTCGCGGAGAGCGCGACGCCGACGTCGGTGCTGTTGGAAGCGGTATCCTCTTTGGTCGGGGGCCGGTAATCCGACCCGGTCGTGTGCTCAGTCATAGTCTGGTTGGGTGCGTGACCCCCGGTAGGCCGGGCGCGTTCGTCTTGGACAGATGGAGCGCGCTCGGCGGGTGCCGCGGAGCTACTTCGTCCCTTAGAGCTCTGCGTATAAGGGAGGGTGCTGTATTTCCGGCAGAAGGAAAGTGCTCGATAACCGATTCTTACCGTTCGTTGCAGCGACTTATGGGCTGTATAACTAAGCCGCTCTCCCGCGTTTTTGTACATGCGTTTTTGGATGACGTAGCCGGCGCGGTGGGACGCGCCGGGACCTTATTTGGTCGGTAGCCTGTGCTCTGGAAGTTGGTTAGACATCCGCTCGAGTGCTCACCTCCGTCGAATTGGCCTCTTCGAGCTCGCCGCCGTCAGGAGCGTACTCGTCCCACTCGCCGCTGTCCTCCGCGTTGAGGCGTGCCTCGATGGCCTCGCGGATCCACTTGCTCCTGTCTGTTCGACTATGTCTCCTGTCGTCGATCTCGTCCAGCATCCATTGAGGGATGACTACACTCGGTTTTGGCATAGCACGATAGCACAATCGTACTGCGTGCTGAAAAGCGTTTCGCACAATAGCACAATCGAATCGTGCTATGGGGCTATCGTTTTTATCCCACTTGTGCCATTATCGCATCATGGCACGACCCAGTTTCACCGTCCCGGACGGCCTCCTGGACGACTTCGACCGGGCCCTCGCGTCGAAAAGCGCCCGCGGGGAGCTCCCACCGAAGGTCAACCGGAGCAAGGTGATTCGAGAACTGATGTACGAGTACGCGAGAGAGGAGCTCGGAGAGGGAAACTCGAGTACGACCCCGACAGCGATAGCTGACTGATTCTTCTACAGCTCTGCGGGGTCGAGAGCACCAACACCAACCGGCGGCTCGATCGACTGGTCGAGGACGCGATACACTCGGTTCTGCGCGGGCCCTTCGTACTCGATGAGATCGTACTCCTGGAGCTTCGCGAGTTTGTTCCGTCGCGACCGCCGGCCGATCGGCGTCAGGTCGTGGCCGTAGTAGAGGTGCTGGGCCACCTCCTCGTAGCGAGCGTGGAGGTCGCTGGCCGGCAGCCCGCCGGCGCCGTGGATCAGCGCGTAGAGGACGTGATGATGGACGGGGAGCGACCGCAGGTTCGCCTGCCGGATTCGGTGCTGGGCGCGCTCGAATGAGTCGTCGACGTCAACGCCGTGGATCTGCGAGTTCCCCCGCTCGGTCGCGAGCTCGGCAGCGGCCCCCAGCGCCTGGATGCCGAACCTCGCGACGCCGGCGACCTCATCGGCGATGGTCCGGAGCTGCTTGTCCGTGACCGCCCCCCGTGAGAGGCCCTGATCGGCCCGGGCCCGCAGGATGGAGGAGAGTTCGTCGACGCCGTAGCGTTCGAGCTCGATCGGCCCGGAGATGCTACGCCGGACGGTCTGGGGAACCCGAGCGAGCCAGCGGTCGGCGTCGTGGCAGATCGCGACGATCGAGACCTCGCGGACGCGGGTGACGTACTCGAGGGTTTCGGTGTCGGGGAGCGCGTCGGCCTCGTCGAGGACCAGGATGTAGGGATGGTCGACGACGTCGCGCAGCTGCTCGCGGAGTTCGTCGGCGGGCGTGTTCAGGGCGACGTCGACCTGGGCGTGGTGTTCGCGAAGCGCGGTGCGGAGGACCTCGCCGGTGGTGGTGCCGAGGCACTCGATGTGGGCGTGGTCGACCGCGGCGTACGCCTCGAGCTCCCCGAGGGTTTGCCGGGCAAGCACGGTCTTCCCAACGCCGGAAGGCCCTGCGATGAGGACGTCATCCGCCCGGACGCTGTCGAGTGCCGGGTCGAACGCACGGGAGAGTTCTTCGATTGCTCCTTCCCGGTGCCGGAGCTCCCGCGGCAGGTACTCGTCCTCGAAGACCCGCGGATCAGTAATCATGGCTGACAGTGACGTAGGGATGGTATAAAAGGAAGGGCGGCATTTCCGGCAGGATACCAGTCGGTTTCTGGGCAGTCTATTTGTAATGTCGGTTTAAAGGCTGGTTCATGGCTCTGTACGAATCGCTTTCGGAGGCGGACCCGAAGACACGCGACCGGCTCGAGCGACTGCTCCAGGACGACGAGGAGCTCGTCCTTGTGCTGCTGAACCGCGACCCGCTGGTGCGGTGGCTCGACTCGCTCGGCGTTCAGCCGCTGGTGATCCTCGCCCGGAAGTTCGACGGGAAGGAGCGCGTCGCGCTCACCGACCAGCGCGTAGTCGAGTTCCAGGTCGGCGCGCTGCGCGACGTCGACGACGTCCAGCTGGACACGATATCGACCGTCGACTTCGAGTTCGCCGCCCACTCCGAGATCGAGCTCTCCGGGTCCGGCTTCGAGAAGGAGCTCACCGCCCGCAACGCCGACGAAGGCGAGCAGTTCGCCGACGAGATCCGCGGGCAGCTTACCGCGTAGTCGTCGGCTCGGTCGGCCGCTGGGTCGAGGTGTCGCTGGCGCCGCTCGCCTCCCGCCCGTGCTGACCGGCAAGCGGGCAGGCCTCGTCGTGGACGATCTCGAAGACGTCCTCGTCGAGGTTGCCGCACTTGCACTCGAACGAAAGGACCTCGCCGTCGTGGAGGCCGCCCCGACCCTCCGTCTTCCCGAACTTGACGATCGTGATGGGGTGGGCGGGGTCGAACTCGGGGACAGACCGCCCGGAGACGTCGGGCTCGAGGTCGTCGTAGTGGGCCCGACCGTGCTCACCGGCGAGCGAGCAGTCGTCGTCGTGCCAGATCTGCTCGAGCGTCTCGTCGGCCTGCATGCACTCCGGGCAGAGGTAGCCGATGCACTCGCCGCGGAAGTGGTCGGAGCCCGAGGGCTCGGTGATGATTAGGCGCTGGATCTGGATGCCCTCGAGGCGCTCGCGGATGACCTTCATTTCGAATCACTCTGGAGATCCTCGGGGTTGTAGTCGTCGAGCGCGGCGTCGAGGAGATTGTCACGACGTAGGTCCCGGGCTTGCGAGAGATGGCCGTGGGCGCGCTCGAGGTGGCCGCGGATCTCGTCGTGACGCTGATCTTCTTCGTTGGTGTCGAGCGCTCGGTACACCTCTATGTCCTCCGCTCGGTCGGCCGCTACGGCCAGCCAGCACCAGAGGTCGTCGTCGATGTCGTCGCGTTCGCGTTGCTGTGCTTCCGAAACGGTTTCGGTGGTGTGGTTCGTAGTTGCCATCGCTTCTCAGCCTCGAGAAGCGCGGTCGGGCGTGCTCTAACACGCCCCGGCCAGATTCTGACCGGTGTCCCGCGCTTCGTAGTCTCATCTACATAGGGACTCTATATAAAACTATGCTTTGCATAGTGTGTAGCCTTCTGTACCACATTGCTTATAGCATACCAGCACAAGTTACGGAGTGTGGTGCGCTATGCAAAGCATACCAATGCCAAATGAGGACTTCGACCCCACCGAGGACTGCGAACGCGTCCTCGACGTCTTCAAAGACGGACGGAACACCGGAGACCCGTGGGGCCGAGCCAACCCCCGATACATCATCGACGAAACGGGTATGGAAAAGCCAAACGTTGAGTACCACCTCCGCCGGCTGAACGACGCCGGCTGGGTGCGAAAAGTCGCGCGCGGACTCTACGAGTTCGTCGCCGACCCGCGGGAGGACCAGAACACATGAGCTCGCAGGCCGAACTCGAATCCGAGAACGAGAGTATGAGCACCGTCACGCTCGGCGACGTCGCGTTCGATCCCGTCGCCACGCAGGACTTCCGCCTCAGCGTCGAGGGGACGTCCGGTACTGGGAAGTCGAACACGCTCGCCGTCATCCTCTCGAAGCTCGCCGAGCAGAACGTCGTCGCGAAGACCACGAAGCAGGGGAAGGCGGAGTACTCCCTGAACGTCGACGGGATGCGCGAGATTATCCACCAGCAGCGCAAGCGCACCGAGATGTCGAAGCTCAAAGAGCAGGTGAAGGGCTGATGAAGGAGATCAACTGCGACGCCTGCAAAACGACCGTCCCCTCCCGCATAGAACTCCCCGACGGTTCGACGACGCCAGTTCAGTTTTGCCCGGTTTGCGGGACACTGCTACCAGACATCGAGTAGTGTTGCCACTGGCCGACTTCTAACCCGGCTCGTCAGAACGTCAGCGAGCTAGGTACAGACCGCAGGAAGAGCCGTCGGTCAGTCGTCACGGTCGTCGCGGGGCCGGCCGCCGTCAGCCCAGCGGGGTTCGACGTCGTCGACGTCGAGGTCGACCTCGGGGAGCTGCTCGTCGAGCTCGTCAGTAAGGTTCTCCATCGCGACGCGGAAGTAGCGGCGGTTCTCCTGGACCTCGCCGCGGACGGTCGCGTGTTGCTCGTCGATCTTGTCCTCGAGGTGGTTGAGTGAGCCCTGGAGCGACCGCGCCTGCCCCGAGACGCCGTCGTCGGTCTCGTCTCTCTCCCGCCCCCACGCCCAGGACGCGAGCTCGTTGATCTTCCGGCGGTTCAGGTAGACCGCCGAGAGCAGGCTCGCGCTGCCGGTGCCGATCCCGACCAAGAGCGCAGGGTCAGTAGTCATATCAAATCGTCTTTACCGAGTCCCAGTATACCTCGGCGTCCAGACCGGACCCGCTCCCCGCGTTCCAGTAGTTTAGGCCGTAGCCGACTCCGCCGCTCGCGAACGACTGGTCGGACGCCTGTACTGAACCGACGAGCGAGTCCGCCGAGTCGTAGACTGAGACGGTAATCGTCCCGTCGGTCTGCCAGTCGATCGTGACGCGTAGCCACTCGTCGGTCGGCGGTGACGCACCCGTCGAGTTCAGCGTTGACGACCCGCCCCCTGACCGTTTGATGATCTCGATGTGCCCGTCGTTCGTGTCGAGCGCGACGATATACGCGTCGTTCGGCGGGAGGTTCGAGTCTTGCGCGCCGAAGATGAAGCGCGCCTCGGGGTTCCCGGCGCTGTCGGACTCGAGGTAGTTTCGGTACTCGATCGTGTCGCCCGCCACGGGATAGTAGTTCAGCCCGCTTGTCGAGACGGCGTACTGCATACTCGCCGCCTCGGGGTGGTCTTCCTGAATCGCGTACGACCCCTCGAAGGCCCGAGCGGTCGACGCAGCGAACGGCGAGTCGGCGTTATACTCGCTGATTTCGCCGTCTTCCACCGAGTCGATAATTCGTTCTAAGACTCCCGCGACTATACCGCGTCCGTTGGCGTCGAGCGCGCGGCCCGACGCACCGAATCCTCTGCTCATAGTTACTCGACGATGTACGCGAAGTGCGCGCCGACGCCGTCGGCCGTATAGTTATTCCCGGTCGCGTTCTTCGACCGGAGCTTGAAGATCGACGTCGACCCGCTGGTGTTCGTGTAGCTCGCGACCGGCGCCGCCGGGTCGGTCGACTCCTCGTCGACGACGTTCGCCGACGCCTGGACGGTGTCGGCGCCGTCGAGCAGCTGGACGTCCAGCCCCGCGGGCGCGGTCCCGTCCGCAATCTTGTAGGCCCCCCACCGGTAGACCATCAGCGTCTGCCCGTCGGGGACGGGGACGGTGATCTCGACGGACTCGGTGTCCTCAAGCAGCGCGATCGGGGGCGTCCCGTTTGGCGCGTCGACGAGCTCGCGGATCCGTACCGGCGCCGTGAACGCCCGCCGGTCGGTGACCGCGGTGACCCCGCTGCCGTCGGTGTCGACATCGTACAGCGGGATCTTCATGTCCTCGTCCTCGGTCGCCGAGTCGAACGCCGACGCGAGGCCGATGATGACGTCGTCGGGACTGTTCCGGTTCCACCCGACGTAGATGGTCTGGTCGGCCGTCGACGCCGCGACCGTCACGGTCGTCGTGGTGTCTTTCGCGAGCCACGCGCCCCAGACGAACGCCTCGCCCGGGTCGATTGTGACGTCGAACGACGCGGCGCCGTGGGACTCGGCGAACGCGTTCAGCTGCGTCTCGTCGATGCCGGAGTCCTGCTCGGCGACCTCGGTCGGGCTGGCGCCGTCGACGATGACGCCTTCTTCGAGGCCGCCGGCGTGCGCGAACCCGACGGCTGTCTTGAACGATTCTGCAGTGCGGTTGTTCGAGGGGTGTGCTTTCTCGGTCATTGTTCGCGGATCTGGATGTGCATCAGGTACTGCTCGCCGCTCGCGGTCGCGATTGCGACGGTGTCGCTATCCGGGTCGTCGACGAGCACGCCGCGGAAGACGCCGTCGACGTCGGCCTCGACGCGCGTCCCGTCCGGAGCCTCCTCGAGCGCCTCGAGGTTCGCGACCGTTCCACCGAAGACGTCCTCGACCGCCGCCCGAGCCCGATCGGCCGCCTGCTCGGGGAGGCCGCTGGGTGGGGCGGCGCTACCGGGTGCGTTCCCCGGCATGATCAGGCGCTGAAGGAGAGGGTGACGTCGAACGTCACCGTCTTCGTGTTGTCCTTCGTGACGCTCGCGAACGTCGAGTGGTTCAGCAGCACGTTCGTCCCGCCGGTGTCGCTGGTGAACACCCCGAGCTCGTCGAGCGTGTAGCCGTTCGCTTCCGTACTGTCAACGAACGTCGACGCGAGCAGGGTCGTCCCCTGGTCGGCGTGGTCGGTCACCGCCTTCCGGAAGACCTCGTTGTTCAGCGCGGTGTCTCCCGAGGCGGTCCCGGCGGCGCCGTCGTTGCCGAGCGCGAGGTATGCGGCCTCCTCGTCCGACGCCTGCGTCGGGTCGAGGTTGTCGACGAGGATCTCGTGGAGCCCGACGCAGGTCGTGTTGAAGACGACGAACTCGTCGGTCGCCTCCAGGTCGAGCTCTGCCAGCTCGCGCTCGCGGTCGTCGAGGTCGTTGACGGCGCCGCGCTCCTGGAGATCCTCGTAGTCGGTCGTCGCGAGGTACTTCTCGCGGTCGCTGAGGTCATCCCACTCGGGGAGCTTCTCGCGGAGCAGCTCCGGGTCGTGCAGTCGTGCGTCGATGCGGCCTTCGATCTGGATGGTTTCAGTTGCAGACATGGTGTCTCCTCAAGTCAGGGCGTGGCGCCCCAGTCGATCTCGCCCCAGTCGCCGACATCCCAGCCAGTGCGGTCGGTCGAGTAGCTGACCCCGTCCGCGGTGGTCGCGGCGTCGGCGACCGAGGTTTCGTTCGGGTCGACCGCGACGCCGTCCGTCGCGACCGCCGTGTCGGTTCCCGCGTCTCGCGTCAGGTCCTCGGGCTCGGACCAGAGCATGAAGTCCCAGGACTCGTCGTCCCAGCTGTCGCCCGCGGGGACGTCCCCGGTCTGGACGTCGGCGACCGCGTCGGCCGTGGTCGCGGCGTCGGCGACCTTCAGGCCGGTGTCGACCGTCACTCCGTCCGCGGTGGTGGCCTCGTCGACGCCGATGTCGTAGCGGACGAGGTCCAGGTCGACCGCCGACGGGTCGGCGATGTCAGCGAGTTCCTCGACGGTCGAGCCCTTGTGCGAGGTCCAGTCGGTCAGCACGACGTCGTAGGACGTCTCTTGGACGTCCTCGTCGAGCGTGACCGCCGCCTCGGCGACGGTGAGACCGGACGCGACTGCGAACCGGACGTCGTCGACGCGGCCCCGCCCTCGGAACGCCTGAACGAGCGTCATCAGGTACTGGCGGTACGCCTCGTCGTCGCGGCTACGGCGCCGGCCGAGGATGCCGAAGTCGGCGCCGATCCGGTCGAGCTCGTCGCCGGTCGCGTGGGCGACCTGCAGCGACTTCTGGACGCCCGCGAGGTCAGCGCCGAGCGCGTCGACCTCGTCCTGGTGGGCGGCGAGCCACGTCGAGAACTCGGTGTCGTCGTCGTACGACGGGAACGCCGCGGGGAGCCGCTCGGCGAGGGTCAGGTCCGGCATTTTAGGCCACCGTGACGTTCACTGCGCCGGGCTCGGCCTTCTCGCGCTGGCCGGCCGTGATGTCGTCGGGAACCTCGTAGTCGACGTCGAAGTCCTCGCCGTCGTCAGGCGTACCCCCGCCGACCGACCAGTCGATCGCGTCCTGGTCGCCGTCGCCGGAGTTGTCGACCTCGTCGTAGTCGGTGCCGTTGACGTAGGTGTCGCCGCTCGCGTCCTTGACATTCGCGACGGAGTCCGCGACGATCGGCGCCTTGTCGAGCGAGTAGATCGACGTCCCGGTCTGGTAGGTGTGGGTCTCGTCGACGATCGTGACCGTCAGCGAGTCGATGCCCTCGATGTCGGCGTCGGCGGTGATCGTCTTCGCGATGAGCTGGTCGCGGACGACGTCTTCGCCGATGCCAAGCTCGGTCAGGTAGTCGTTCAGGTCAGCTTCGACCCCGGCGGCGTCGACGTCCGTCCCGGTGACGGTGACGTCGAGGTCGATGGTGACCTGGGTCGGCCGGACGAGGTTGTGCGTGATGGCGACGGGCCGGTACGTGTCGATCGCGTCCTGGGCGTCGGTGTCGGTGGGGCCGCCGTCGATGATTACGTCGGCGTACGGCGGTGACTGCGAGGGGAACTCGTCGACGATGACGTCGCCGTAGTCGAGGCCGGCGAACTCGGCGACGATGGCGCCCTCGAGGCCCCCCTTCGTCCCGCCGCCGGACGTCGCGACCAGCGCGTTCTTCGCGCGGGCCCGCAGGTCGGCGTTCGACTCCTCGTTCTCGCCGCCGGTCGTCGCCTGGGCGTTCGTCACCGGCGGGTCGCCCTCGACACCGGGCGGCGGCGAGGGGATGTACGTGACCGTCCCGCTGCCGACGTTGTACTCGGTGCCGCGGTTGATCGCCTGGATCGAGGCGTCGACCGACGTCGAGCCGTCCGCGGAGGTGACCTCCTCGGTGGTCTCGAACGCGAGGTAGTCGCCGTCAGCATCGGGTTGCGTCCCGACGACGGTGCCCTTCGGGATGGTCACCTTCGACGTCTTCGTCGAGAACGTGACCGTCCCGGTCGCGAACGACCCCGGGTCGCGGAAGACGCTGTTGCGCTTCGCGAGCTCGTCCAGGTCGTCGTCGCTCTGGAAGTCGTTGAGGAGGCCGAGGCCGACCTTGGCCGGGTCGAGGCCGAGGTCCTCGAGGTCCTCCTCGGTGATGGTCTTGCCCGCGTAGTCGATCCGCGCGGACAGCTGTACGCTCAGGGCTTCGTGCTGGCGTTCCCGCATCTCCGCCGCGAAGCCGTCGTCGGTGATCGCCTTCTCGGGCGAGTTCGGGCTGAAGTTCGTGATCTCGCTCGCCGAGGCGATGGCCGACTTGATGCGGTCGTAGATCGTGGATTGGTCGTCTGGTTGTAGCGTCATGGTCGGTGTCGTCTCGGTCGCGACTCGCCCTCGAGGGCGCGCGTCGCTACAGGGGGAGAACGTACTCGCCGCGCTCGCCGGTGTTCGCGATGACCGTGATGGCGACCTCGACGGTCGCATCAGCGCTGTCCGGCTCGCGAACGTCGATCGGTGGGACGATGCGGCGGACGCGGCCGTCGCGGCGCGCAACTCGGCGCATCGCGATCTTTACCTCTTCGGCGAGGTCGGGCGTCAGCGGCTGGCCGCGCTTCTCGTCGAGCTCCTGGATGGTGCCCCACGCGAGGTCGCGGCCGAGTACGTCGTAGCCGTCGACGACGCCGATCGAGCCTGCGCGGACGTCGAAGTCCCACAGGTTTCCGAAGGCGACGCCGCGACCGAGTGCTTCTTCGGCAGTGAGTTCAGGCATGGCTGGTCAGGTGGTGGTCGTCAGGTCGATTCGACGTCGCTCGATCCGCTCGTGATGGTCCCGATCTGGGTGCCGGTGTCGTCCTCGACCGGGTCGCCGACGCGGGCGATCTTCTTCAGCGTCCCGTTCGGGTCGCCGAGGCGGATCGTCCCGTCGCTCGTGACCTCGACGAGGACGTCGGGCGTGCCGCCGTCGGTCGGCGTCTTCGCGAGCCGGGCGTGGGAGCCGTCGCCGGCGAGGTCGACCTCGAGGTCGCCCCGGCGGGCGCGGATGTCTCCGACGTCGCCGACCGGCGCACGGTCGCCTGGGGCGTCGGCGTAGAACACCTTCGTCACCAGCGGCCGTTCGCCGTCACCGGCCTGGTACTGGACGAGCACCTTGTCGCCCTCCCGGGGGACGGCGACCATCCCGCCGGCGGGGACGCCGACGGGGACGCGGTGGTGCTCGCGGATCGGGTTGTTCCCCGGCGGGATCTGGACGTCGACCTCGTGGTTCGAGACGTCGTCGTTCGACGTGTGCGTCGTCACCGACGTTACCTCGCCGATCTGCGGGAGATTGATCTCGTCGCGAACGATCGAGAGGATGCGAGCGCGTTCGGTGTCTTCGAATTGTTCTGTCATGGTCGAGTGTCAGGGGGAGATGAGGCCGCCGAGGTCGAGGCGCGTGACGAAGCCGTTCCGGTCGTCGATGGTGTGCTCGACCGAGGAGACCAGGTACGTCTCGCCGCCGAGGTCCGGCGGCAGCTGGACGTCGTCGAACGGCCGGATCCCCTCGCGGCCGACGATCTCGACCCAGCCGGCCTTCTGCTGGGCCTCGAGGCGCTTCTTCAGCGCCTTCGCGACGTTCTCGGCCTGCTGCTGGGACTGGATGTCGTTGTCGCGGAACTCGAACACCGGCGAGCCCGTGCCGGCGGTCGCGATGATCGGCTGGCTCGAGAGTAGGTAGCGGTAGCCGAGCCCGCGCCGTGAGACCGCCGAGGAGCCGACGACGCGCACCGACTGGTACGCGGGCGTCCGTTTGCCCGGGGAGGCGTCGCGGATGTATCGGAGCTCGTGGGTGTCGGTCTCGCCGGCGATCTCGTCGGTGACGACGACCACGTTCTCGGCGGTCGTCCACCACGCGGCGTCGCCCCAGCGTGCGACCTTCTTCAGGACCTTGTCGCAGCGGAGGCCGTCGAACTCCGGGGAGACCCGGATGGTCGGTAGGTCGATCGCGCCGGTGACGCCGGCCTCGGCGAGCGCGTCCTGGGTGATCGTTTCGATCGAGGCGCGGTCGTAGGAGGCGGTCAGCGTGTTCCGCTTCAGGTCCGCGACGGCGTCGTACGCCTCGATGCGGACCCGGTCGCTGATGCCCTCCTTCGAGTTCCGGATGGTGCCGGTGAAGATCGTCGTGTCGCGGACGTCGACCTGGACGGGCACCGACTCGGGGATCTCGACGTCGGAGAGTACCGTGGCCGCGAGCTTCCCGGCGGTGTTGTACCGGTCGGAGACGTACTGCAGGCCGGTCTCCGTGTCGGTGTTGCCGCCGGTGCCGCTCGAGCCGCCGGAGACGATGCGGTAGCGCTCGCCCTGGACGTCGACGTGGCCGTGGATGGGCTCGGTCGCCAGGGGCATCGGTCAGACCACCTCGGTCAGCGAGACGGTGTACGTGTACCGCCAGCCGGTCTCGTCCTCGACGCTGGCCGGGTTCGTCGAGACGTCGTCGACGTAGACGTCGCCGGAGTGCCGCGAGTGGCGTAGCTCGACGACGTCGCCGGTCATGTTGTCGAGCGCGTCGGCGGTGTCCTTGTAGCAGGTGCCGCGGAGGGTCCAGTCGCGGGCCTTCCGGCCCATCGGCTGGATGACCGTCGCGGCGTCGTCGTTCTCGTCGATCGGTACGACCTCGTGCTTCACCGCCTTCCCCGCGCCCGAGCTGTCCAGTTGGGGATGCTCGAAGGCGAACTCGATGTCGCCGAGGCGCGCGGTCGCGCGGTCGTCGTTGCTGATGCTCATCGGTTAGAAGCTCTGGGCGTCCTCGCGCTGGCGGGACTCCCGATTGGCCTTCCGCACCGCCTCGGTGACGGTGCGCTCGACCTGGCTCTGGGAGGCCCCGCCGAAGTCGGCGCCGGAGAAGTCGTAGACGTTCTTCGCCTCGTTCTTCGTCTGCTCGGTCTTCTTCTGCTCCGGGGTCTCGCCGCCCTCGTCGCCGCCGCCCGCCTTGATCGCGTCGAGCTCGATCGTCTCCTGGATGTTCCCGAAGTCAATGTTCACCCCGGGGATGGCGTTGACCACCTTCATCGCCCAGTCCATCAGCGACTGGAGCGCGGAGACGGCGGTGTCGACCCAGCCCATAACGGCGGAGACGACGTCGTTCACGAGGCCGGAGAACCACCGGAACATCTCGCCGGCCCACTCGACGATGGTGCCGAGGTTGTTCACCGTCCAGATCAGGATGCCGAGCGGCCCCAGGACGAGCGCGATCGGGCCGAGGATGTCGCCGATCGCCGTGATCATCGCGTACGTCACCTCGATAGCGAACTCAACGATCTCGACGAGGCCGTTCCAGACCCCGGTGATGACGCCGATGATGTCGCCCCAGAGGCCGAAGTACGTGATGACGCCGGCGATGGCACCGACTAGGGCACCGATGACAAGGGCGGTCCCCGAGATCGGCGCGGTCAGGACGCCGAGGGCCGCGATGAGCCCCTGGGTCGCGAGCGTCGCGGCGAACGCGCTCGAGGTGTAGAGCGAGTACGCGCCGGCGGCCACGGCGGCCGCGCCCGCTGCGGCGAGGAGTGGCTTCGGGATGCCGGCGAGCAGGTTCGCCGTCCACGCCAGGGCGTTCAGCAGCACGGACAGCGGCGGCAGGACGACCTCGAGGACGGACGTCCCGAAGCGCCCGACCGCCGCTGCGGCGCCGATGGCGCTCCCGGTGACGTTGCCCAGCTCGGGCTGGAGCGCGACCGCCTGCTGGCGGAACCACGCGATCGCCGCCGGGATGTCCCGGATCGCGTCGGCGAACCCTTCGAGGGTCGGCCGGAGCTCCTGGATCGTCGTGTCGAGCTCGTCGAAGATCGCGGGCGCGGTCTCGATCACCGATGCCCCGAACGTCGAGCCGAGGGCCTTCAGCGAGTCCTGCATCTGCGCGATGCCCTCCGCGGCGGCGTGCGAGAGCTCGACGATGCCCTCGAGGCCGGCCATCGCGAACTCGGTGTTGGCCGCCGTCTTCAGCGGCGCGAACGCCTCGCTGATGGCCGCCTTCACGTCGCCGAAGATGGCCTCCATCGCCTCGCTCGAGTCCTTGAACTCCGAGGAGGCGGCGGCCATCTGCTCGGCCTGCCGCTGGAGCCCGGCGCCGGCGATCGCCGCGATGCCGCCCGCTGCGGCGCCGCCCGCTGCGGCGACCCCGCCGAGTGCTCCTGAGAGGGAGACGAGCGGCGGGACGATGCCGGCGGCGAGCGGTCCGATCGTCCGGAGGCCACCCCGGAGCGGACCGAGGCTGCCGGCGAGGCCGACCGACGAGCGGGCGACGTCGTTCATCTGGGAGTCGAGCGCCTGCATCTCGGCGGCGGACTGCAGGGCTTCGTCGCCGACCTCGTCGACGGCGTTCTTCGCGGTGTTCGTCGCGAACGCCATCTGCAGTGCGTCGTCGTCGACGGCGTCCAGGGCTTCGCCGAACGCGCCGAACTCGACCCCGGACTCCGCGGCGGCGTCGCCGGCGCTGTCCGCGGCCATGCCTATACCTCTAAGCGATTTGGTGATTGTCTCGCTCGCAAGGAGCGAGACGTTGAGTGCCTCGAACATGGGTTAAGAATCTGGGTTCTGCCGGCGCCGCCGTTCGGCACGCGCGGCGTTCATGAAGACGTACTGCGGGACAGTCAGGTCGCCAGCGCCGCCGACGCCCTTCAGGCCGAACGTCTCGACGTCCTCGAGGAGCGCCTGGCCTTCGTCACTCCGTGCGAAAGCCCTCGACCCCCTCGGTCTCGTTGCTGATCGCGAGGATGAGGAACGACGTCGCGAAGAACTGCTTGTCCGGCCACACCTCCAGGAGGTCGCGCGTCTCGCGGTCAGTGATCTGGGCGTGGCCGAGGGCCTCGACGATGAGGTCCTCCATCTCCTCGACCGCTTCCTTCGTCAGCTTCGTGTCGGTCGGCGCGTCGTCGGGCTCGGCCGCGCTGATGTCGTCGAGCGACGAGATGTCGGCGGTGTCGATCTGCGAGCGGGTGTCGTCCGCCTTCGACTGCATGTACTCGACGAGCTCGTCGGGCAGGGACTCGATGAACTCGTGGCGCCGCGTCCGCGGCACCCGATGCATCTCGTACTCGATCGTCCCGTGCATCGTCTCGACGATGTACGGTTTGCCGCCCGATTCCTCTTCCAGTACCTTGTTCAGGACCTCGACGTCGTCGGTCATGTGTAGATCTCTCTCGTGGTGTTACCGCGGTCGGTTAGAACGGGACCAGCCGCTCGCCGGTCCAGCTGATGCTCACGTTCGACTTCCCGTCGGGGTGGGACTTCTCGATCGACTCGATGAGCACGCCCATGATGCGGTAGCCGCCCCCGACATCGGTTTCCCGGAAGATGAGGCGGTGCTTGTCGCCGCCCGCCTCGATCAGCTTCCGTTCGAGTTGTTTCTTCGTGCCGTCGTACTCGAGGTCACCCTCGGGGTAGCGCGACGTCACGCCGCGGTCGGGGTGCTTCGAGTCGTCGAAGTTCGATTCTGCCGTCTCCTGCGTCCACGTCCAGCCCTTGTCGGTGACGGGGACGACCTCCCCGTCGATGACGAGGTCGACGTCGTCGCCGGTCTGGTTTCGGTTTTCACTCATGGTCTACTGTTACGCGATGGTGATGGTCGCCTCGAACGTCTCGACGGCCTGGATGGGCGTGACGCCCATCTCGAGCGCGACGGTGCCCTGGTCGGTGTCCGCCTCGCGGACGTACAGGTTCGTCTCGTCGGACGTGTTCTGCTTCAGGAGGCCGTCGTTCGCGAGCTCCTCGAGTTGCGCCTGGGCCTCCTCGGCGGCGATCTCGCCGGTGCCCTCGTTGTCGAGCTGGCCGCGGATCGCCTGGCCGATCTCCCGGACGATCAGGGCGCACCGGTCGATGACGCGCAGCGTCTGGAAGTCGACCTCCCAGAGCTCGGTCTCGTCGGTCGAGAGCGTGCCGTCGACGGTGATCGACCCCTCGTACTTGAGGGGCATGACGTGGGCGTCGCGGAGGTTCGATCGGTCGGCGTGGGTGAGCCGGCCCTCGTCGTTCTTCCCGACCTCAAGGTCGACGCCGGTGATCGGCTTGTTGTAGATCGGGTTCTGGAGCGAGTTGCCCGCGCCGAGCCCGCCGATCGCGCCGAGGACTGTGTCGGTCGAGTCGTCCTGGCGCGCCGGCGCGACCGCGAACCCGGCGAGCGAGGCGAGCGCGTCGCTGTAGTTCGCGGTGTCGAAGATGGGCGTCGGCGGCGTCTCGCTCGAGTCCTCGTTCGGCTGGGCGCCGGCGAACGCCTTAACCATCTTGTAGTCGGGGTCGCGCAGCGCCATCGCCTTCGAGAACAGCGTCGAGGCGACGTCCTCGGACTCGGTGAGCGCGACGTAGACGCCCGACTCGCCTTCGTTCAGCACCATGTCAGCGCTGTCGAAGCCGGTCGACCAGTCGCGGTACTTGTAGTCGATGTTGTAGTTGTCGGCGGTGTCGGCGACCCACTCCCCCGTGAACGGGTTGATGAAGATCGTGTCCGCGCCGGGCGAGAGGTTCGTGAGGTCGGTCCCCGTGACGTAGTGGAACTCGACGTCGAGGGCGTTCGCCTGGTCGTCCTCGACGGTGATCTCGGCGGTGTCCTCGACGATCGGGACGTTCCCGATGGCCGAGCCCGCGTCGGAGTCCGCGGCGTCGCCGCCGGCGGTGATGTCCTCGGCGGTGACGGACTGCGTCGCGATGCCGACGCCGTAGAGGTAGCCGGTGTTCGCGCCGTTGCCGATGGCGTCCTGGAGTGCGCGGGTGAGCTCGGAGTCGTCGCCGAACTGCGTCTCGGCGTCGCCCGTCGACGTCACCTGCGTCGGGTCGTTCGTATTTGCGTTGCCGTTCGTCGTGTCGCCCTTCCCGAAGATGACGAGTTTCTCTTCCTCGCCGACCTCGATGCCTTGGATCGATCCGGCCTCGAGGATGACCTTCGTTCCGGGCGTCGCGTCGTAGGTTACGGTCATGTGTCGTGTTGGTGGTAGTTAGCGGTCGGTGCGTCTCGGTCAGTAGTTCCAGACGAGGTCCGCGTCCGCGGTGTCGTCGGTTGTCATCTCGCTGACCGACGGGGTCGCGGTCGTCGTGATCGTGGCGCCGGACTCGTCGACGACGCGCTCGTCGTAGAAGCGCACGGCGAGCTCCTGCCGCCACCGGCGGAGGCCGGGGCCTGCGAGGTCGTCGTCGCGCTCGCCGTCGCCGACGGTGAACGACTCGATCTCGTCGACGGTGCCGCCATCGCCGTCTGGGAACGGGCCGGCCGTCTGCTGGCTGTCGTGCGCGAGCAGCGCGGACTGAAAGTTACCCCCGAGCGTGCTCGCGTCGAGCTGGGTGTTCCCGGCGGCGACGACGATCGTCGCCTGGACCTGCATCTCCCACGACGCGCGGAAGATGCGGCCGGTGCGGTTGCCGTCCGCGTCGGTGGTGAAGCCGACTCGGTCGCTGTCCCACTCGGTCGCGCGGACCTGGCCGATGGGCTGGAGCGAGACGAACGGCTGCTCGAGGCGGTTGTCCTCGCCGCTGAGGTCCGCCTCGTGGGTGATGTAGTCGCCGCCGTCGAACTCCTGGGAGTTCTGCAGCGCGCGGACGATCGCCTGGAGAACGTCTTCTGGTGTCATGGTCGGTGGACGTCGGTCAGCGGAAGACGGCCTCGAAGACGCGCTGGATCTCCCGCTCGATGTTTCGCGCCAGCGTCGACTGGTGCTCGCGCAGCGCCGGACGCAGGTACGGCTGCGCCCGCGTCCCTGGGTGGTTGACGGACCACTTCGAGACCCACTGGCCGTCGACCTGGAAGCGAAGCGGCTCGTCGCCGTTCGCCGTGATCGTGTGCGCCGACGTCCCGTACTCGACGTCGGGGCCGTACTCGACGGGCGTCCCGACGAGGTAGTGGCCGAGGCCGACTTGGCCGTAGCCGATCGACGCCCGGAGGTTCCCGGTGTCGATCGCGCCGTGGGTCTTCAGGTTCTGCTTCGCCGACCGCTCGACGGCCTTCGCGGTGTCTTCGGCCGCGGAGTCCAGCGCCGGGTCGATCAGCGCGGCGGCGTCGGTTACCGCCCATTGGATCTTCCGGATCTGCGCTTCGAGCTCGTCGAAGCCGTCGAAGGTCACCATGGTTAGACGTCGGGGACGAAGAAGGACGACTCGACGAGGTCGTCGTCATCGCTCCCCGCTTCGGAGGTGCGGATCGACGCGATCGTCGAGTTGTAGATGTTCTCGAGTTCCTTCGCGAACTCCATCGCGTCCGACATCGACCCCTCGACCATCTGGCCGCTGAGTGCGTCGGTCGGCGAATCGCCGCCGGCGAACAGCAGGTACGACGCCCAGGCGGTCGCCGCCTTTCGGTGGAGCGTGGTCGGGTCGGCGAGTGCCTCCCCGAGGTTGACGTCCGCCTCGAGCTTCGCCTCGGCCATCTCCGCGGCCTCCAGCTTCTGCTCGGTGCTGAACGCGTCCGGCCCGGTGAGCGGGATCTCCTCCAGGCCGTCGATGTACTGCAGGTCGGACTCGTCGGCGTAGTCGGTAGCCATCCTCGGCTACCTCGTCAGCTGTCCGCCGGTTCGCCCCGCACGTCGATCTCGACCGGCGTGTTTGCCGGGACGACGACGTGGTAGCTCCCGCCGAACTGGACGTCGACGGGCGTGGGCGCTCGGGCGTGGATGAGACCGCTCGCGACGACCTCGCCGTTCTGCCGGACGGTGAACGTCCGCTGGAAGCGGCCGTCGGCGGGCTCGACGTCCTCGATGTCCGTCTCGTAGCCGGCGATCGAGACATCGGCGTAGTCGTCCATCGACTCGACGTCGAGTTCGTTGTCGCCCACCGTCAGCGTCAGGTGGGGGTCGTCGATCTCGTCGTCGTGGAAGATGTCGGCGACCGTCGTCCCGCCGACCTCGACGGTGTCGCGGGTCATCGCTACTGCCCTCCGTCCCGCTTCGCCTCGAGCTCGGAGACGATGTCGGCCTTCGACTGGTCGGCCTTCACGCCGTGCTCCTTCGCGAGCGTCTGCAGCTCGCGGTAGTCGTCGGGGAGCTCCTCGGGGATCCCGGCGTCGCCGGTCTCCTCCTCGGCCTCCTCGTCTTCGTCGACGTCCTCCTGGTCGTCGCCGGCGTCGTCCTGGATGTCGGCGTCGGCCTCCGTCTCGTCGGCGCTGTCGGAGTCGTCGCCGACGTCGGCGTCAGCCTCGTCCTCCTGGTCGGCGTCCGGCTCGACCTTCTCGAACTTGTCGGCGAAGGCGCCGGCCTCCTGGGCGGTCAGCTCGACGACGTCGCCTTCCTCGACGATGCGGGCCGTCCCGTCCTCGTCGGTGACGCGGTGGGTGCCGTGGAGGAGGCGGTACTCGCCGTCCTCCGGCTCCTCGACGCCGGGTTCGGAGCGGATCGGGACCCACTCGTCGCCCTCCTGCTCGACGGGGTCGAGCTTGTCGCCGAACGCGTCGAGCTCCTGGTCGGTCGCCTCGAAGACGTCGCCCGCCTCGAAGACGACTGGCGTGCCGTCGTCGCCGGTGCGACGATGGGTTCCACTCGTCAGTTTGACTTTTTCTCCCATCTCTGGACCTCGTTAGATCCCGCTGAGGTGTGCGACCCCGCTGTTCCCGGCGGTGTCGGAGCGGAGCGCCGGCATGACGCTGCCGACGACCTTGAAGTGGCGCGTCCAGCCGCCGTTGGACTCCCACTGCACGGTCTGGATGTCCGCGGGCATCGGGAGCTGGACGTAGCGCTCGGTCGGCTTCACCAGGACGGCGTTGCCCTCGGCGAGGCGGTCGACCGGGAGGAACTCGACCTCGGGGACGTCGTCCTCGGTCTGCATCCGCTCGCGCAGGTGCTCGAGGACGCCCTTCTTGTCGTCGGTGCCGGAGTTCTTCGCGCGGGCCTCCTGGTAGTTCTGCCGCGCGATGAGCATCCGGTAGCCGGTGCGCCCGGGGAGCGCCTTTGCGTCCTCGAGCGATTCGATCGTCCGCATGACGTCGTCGATCATGTTGTCCGGGGTCGAGCCGTCCCAGGTCGCGTTCCCGGAGACGGTCTGGCGGTCGACGAAGTCGGTGAAGCCGCTGACCGAGTCGCCCTGGACGGTAATCGAGTTGCCGCCGTAGAGGATGTCCTCGAGCTTCCGGGAGACCGCGGCGGTCGCGGCGTCGACGCCCGCGGTGTCGAGGGGCTGGCCCCGGCGCCGCGAGGCGCGGAGCTTCCGCATGTTGATCTTGAACGACTTGTGGACGATCGGGAGCGGGATGCCGTTGTTCGTGAACGACAGCGCGTCCTCGTCGTCGCCGGCCGTACCGGACATGTCGACCTCGGCGTCGCCGAAGTCGTCGACGTCCTCCCACTCGAACCGGAGGACACCGAGATCGAGCGGGACGTCCAGGCCTTCGTCGCGGAGCGTCTGGAGGCCGAGCGTGTTGTCGCGGGCGACCGCGGTCAGCGTGTCGTCGATGCGCTTCCACTCGTCCTCGCGCAGCTGGGCGTTGCCCTTGAAGTCCTTCAGGACGCGGGCCGCCTGCTTCGCCGCCTGCTTGTCGCCCCGCTGTACCGCCATCCGGTACTGCGAGTGGGCGACCAGCTTCTGGAACGCCTGCGGGTTGCCGTCCTCGAGTTCTTCCGCTGCCTGTACTTCTGCCGGACCGCTGTCGACGTTGATCGGGGAACCAGTAGCACTCATGCGATTCTCACCACCTCAATCCGCGCCTGCTCTCCTGCCGCTGCGCCGCTGTTGTCGACCGCTTCGAGCGGCTTGTACAGTGCGCCGGTGTCGTACACCGTCTCCGTCGCGGCGCCTGTCCCGTCGCCGACGGTGTCGGTACCGTCGTGGGCGGCGAGTGCGCCGCTCGCGACCTCCTCGAGGACGTCGGTCGTGTCGACGTTCGCCCGCGTACCGTCGCCGAGGTCGCCGCCGGCGGCGAGGAAGGCGTCGACCTTCCCGCCGATCGGGACGTGCTGGACGGTGACGCGCTCGCCGTTCGGGTAGGCGTCCGCCTTGTCGAGCGAGGGGTCGGATCGCGAGACGTCGGCGAAGAGGCCGTTGCCGACCGCCTCGGTGTTCAGCGACGGGTCCGCCGCGTGGCGGATGACGGCGCCGTTCGCGTCGACGTCCAGGGCGTGGCCGGGCTCGATGCTGGCCTCGCCGGCGTCGTACTCGTCCTCGACGAACGACGCGTAGTTGCCGTTGAGGACGACCGTGTTGTCTGCCATGTTCAGTCACCTCCCTCCGCGGTCGCCGCGTCCATCGCGTTGAACGCGCCGCCGACCTCGAAGTCCTCGAGGTCGTCATCGTCCGTGTTGGTGCCGGCGGCACGGCCGCCGTAGTTCGAGGTCGTCGAGACCTGCGCGTTCTGCTTCTCCGCGAACCGTTCGAGCTTCTCGACGTCCTCGGCGATGCCGAGGTCCTCGAGATCCTCTTCCTCGAAGCGGGTCTGGGAGGTGATCGCCTCGACGAGCTCGTCGCGACGTCGCGACTGCTGCTCGTCGACGCGGTCCTCGAGGTCCTCCAGCTTCGAGAGGACGGCGTCGAGCTTGTCGTCGCCACCGTCGCCGGTGCCGTCGCCGTCGCCGCCGTTGTTCGAGGTGCCGGACTGGCCGCCGTCGCCGGACTGGCCGGAGCCGCCGCACCCGCAGTCGTCGATTTCGAGCGATGCTTCGATCTTGTCTACCGTCTCGTCGTCCATCGCGTCCAGTTCCTCGACGCTGACCGTCGAGCGGTTCGCGAGGTGTTCGAGCCGGTCGTCGGGGTTGCTTCCCATGATCTGTTGGTTGGCTGCCTGCTGTTTCGACGCTCCACCAGGGAGGTCGTACGGTACGGTCGCAGTGTCGGTACTGTCGTCGACCTCGTCGTCGAGGCCGAGCGTGCGAAGGAATGCGTTGCCGACGCGCCGGGGGAACGACGCGGTCGACTGGTCGGCGTTCAGCGCGAACGCCGCCCCTGCTGGGGGGTCCCGGTTGCCGACCGCGTTCGCGATCGGCCCGTCGACGTCGACGGCGTTCGTCCGGGGCGCACCGCACCCGGACTGGGTCGTGTCGCCGTCCCAGTTGCACGCGCCTTCCGCGTTCGGGAGGACAGCGAGGTGGTCGGGCAGGAGTTCGACCTGGACCGCGTCGAACTCGTGGCCCTCGAACTCGCCGCTCTCCTGGACGACGCCGTGCCAGTAGCCAGTCGAGACCTCGAGCGGGTCGCCGTCGCGAAGCATTTCGACCGTCTGCTTCGCTTCGTCGCCGAGCTCGTCGCCGTTCTCGACCAGCCACTTCACCTGGACGAGATCAATCCAGACCTCGCCGTCGAGCTTCGCTCCGTCGTCGTTCGCTTCGACGTTCAGGAACCGCCCGATCTGGTACTCTTCGAGTACTTCGGGCGCGCTCGCCGGGAGGAAGTTGCCGTCGCCGTCTTCAGGGTGGTTGACGGTGACGGGCGTGCCGTTCCAACCCGGTGCGGACTTCTGGATCTCCTGGAAGGGGAGGAAGCCGCCGTTCAGTACACCTTCCGACACCGCGACGACTGGCGCTACGAGATGTTTCCGTCCTCGCAGTTCTCGAACCTCGACCGCGTCGGGGTCGGGCTCGACCTGGATGGACAGGAGTCGGTAGTTCGACATAGTGGTCTCTGGAGTCAGCCGCCGGTCGTCGTGGCCGATACGGTCCCGCCTTCGCACCTCTCGAGCCTCGGCGGGGGAGACTCGGTCGACGGTGCCCGACACCGACCGCCGGTGCCGGAGATGTCCACGCCGGGAGTTGAACCCGGTCCTCGTCGACGATCGCGTCGACGGGCACCGCCTGCAGCTCGTGGACTCGGTCGCTCGCAGCGTCTCGAAGGCATCGGCGGGGAGTTTCACCCCCGCTCGTTCGCCGTCGTCGCGACCAGCCCGCCGTTGCCCGGCGAGGTGGCGGCGACGTCGACGGCGAGCGATTCGTGGGGGCGGGAGAGAGGTCGACTGGAACCCTCGCCATGGCGGACGCGTCGACGGACGTCCCGGGGTCATCGGGAGAAGGAGGCTGGGCTACAGGACGGGGAGCCAGGCGCAGCGGCAGTTGGGATGGATCGGGATGAGGCCGCGTGCCTCGACGACCGACATCACCTCGCCCTTGAGGGGGCGGCAGAGCGAGCAGACGTCGCTGTCGCCGGCGGTGTCGAACTCGGCCTTCCCGGCGACGTCGTCGACGCCCTCGTCCTCGTACCGGTTCAGGGTCGCGTCGGCGTGGGTGTTGATCGTCTCGGTCCTCGCGAGCGTTCGCGAACGCGTCAGCCCGATCGCGTCGACGCGGTCGTTCAGCTCCCGCGCCGTCTTCCGCGGGTTCCACCCCTTCGCGAACCCCTCGGTCAGCCGCCGGGAGATCTGCTGGCCGACGGCCTCGGTGATGCCGTCGAGTTCGCGGAACGTCCGTGTGTAGAGGCGCGATAGCGTCTGGGCGTGGATCGGGCGGGAGAACGCCTCCGACGGGTCGATGCCGGGGACGTCCAGGCCGCCCTCGCGGAGGCGGCCGTTCCCGAACTTCAGCCCGCGACCGTAGGCCCGCCGGACGAAGACGTTCGTCCAGTTCGAGCGGTCAATCGGCTCGCCGCTCGAGCCGCGCCGACCGACCTCCAGAACCTCGTCGTCGACGGCGCCGCGAAGCCAGTCGAGGAACGCGTCGATCGCCGCGCCCTCGTCGTCGGTCGGGAAGTCGAACTCGTCCGCGGCGCTGGCGTTGACGGCGCCGCAGCGCCGGTCGGCGGCGTAGTCCGCCCACCAGTCGGGGTCGTCGGCGTTCACCTCGAGGGCGGCCGCCTCGGTCGGCGACATCGTCCCGCCGGCGAGTCCGAGGGCGTCGTTCTCGACAATGGTCTCGCGGATCAGGCCCTTGACCTGCCGCCAGCGCTTGTAGAACTCAGCGCTCCAGTCGTCCTGGATGCTCTTCGTCCGCGTCGGGCCCGAGGCGGCGCGATGGAACGCGGGCTCGGCCCTCGCGAGCGCGACGACCGCCTGCGGGTCGACATCCTCAAGGCCGTGGTCGTGGTCGTGGTCGTGGTCGTGGTCGCCGGTGGTCGCGAGCCGCGTCGCGACGCGTTCGACGTCTGCCCTCGAGGGCGCGGCGACCGCCATCAGTCACCACCTCGGCCGAGATCGTCGTCCATCCAGGGGAGGACGGACGCGTACCGGCGCTCGAAGTCCGGCCACTTCAGGCCGCCCACGACCAGCGCCGGCGTCAGCAGCGCCCAGACCAGGAGCCAGTCGTCGTGACTCGCGACGGGGATTCCGGGCCAGGCGATGGCGACCGCGTGGAGGAGGACGTTCGTGACGCCGAAGCCGATGACGACCGACCAGACCTTCTCGCGGGAGAACAGCCGGTCGAGGTAGTCGTCGCCGTCCTCGCCGGCGTCGGCGTCGTGGCCCTCGGTGGTGGCGTCCGTCATGCTGAGTTACTCCTCAGTCTCGCTGCCGCCGTCGGCGAGGATCGCCTCGCCGTTCTCGAAGTGTTCGTCGAAGAAGTCCTCGACCTCGGGGTCGGTCTCGTCGACGTCGCCCAGGACGTCGTCGACGCCGACGTCGCCATCCTCCTCCGGCGGCGGGGTGGCCGAGACCTCGTCGCCGCGGCCGGGTTCCCAGCCGAAGAGTTCGTGGCGGAGTTCGTCGACGGTCGCGAGCTGCGAGGTGTCGCCCTGGGGCGCCGCGTTCTTGACCGCCGAGGCGAGCCGCTGCTTCCGCTCGGCCTCCTCGAGCTCGGTCAGCGCGAAGTTGTCCGGCCACTCGACGTCGTAGGTCTCGATCTGCGGGGAGTCGATGACGCCGTACTCGTCGAGCGTGTCGAGGAGCTCCCGGAGGATCTTCGGCTCGGCGAACTTCGCCCGGCGCTCGTCGATGAGCGCGACGAAGGCGGCCTCATCCTGCGTCGACGCGAGGTCGCCGCGCTCCGTGCCGAGGAGGCGGCGCTTCGGGATGCCGAGCGTCCCGGCCATCAGCTCGACGATGGCGTCCTTCAGGCCGGTCGGGTCGGGGGAGTCGCCGCCGAGCGACTCAACGTCGACGTTCTGCGTCCAGGCGACGTTCCGGAGGCCGTGGACGAGCTCCTCGATCTGGCTGACGATCTTGTCCTCGTCGGTGATTCGGCCCTCGCCGTCCTGGTTGGCGACGATCTTCCGGTCGGCGCTGCGCCAGTACATCTCGGCGCTGCCGCCGACGACCTTCAGCAGGTCAATCAGGTAGTTGAAGACGGGACGGAGCGCGGAGTAGCCGACCGCTTCGTCCTCGAGGGCGCCCTCGGCGATGTGGATGACGCGGGAGTGGTGGACCTCCTCGACGCCGATCGACTCGTCGCCGAAGTCCAGGTCGTACGTTTTCGGCTTCCCGAAGCGCTCGTTCTGGGTGTCGTCCTCGCGAGTGAAGTCGTCGATCTGCTTCTCCGAGAACGGCTGGTAGTACAGGATGTCCTCGGCGGGGTCGCCGGAGAGCGCCGACGTGTCGACCTCCTCGTCCAGGTCGCCGCCGTCGTCGAAGCCGATCAGCAGCACGCCGAACCGGCCGATGCGCTGGAGGGTGTCGGCGCGCTCGAGGTAATGGAGGGCGCCGGTATCGTCGAACAGCGTCGCGACGTCCTCCTCGAAGGCAGTGGTCTCGTCCTCGTCGTCGCCGTCGTGGTCGGTGACGTCGGGGACGTCCGACCAGGTCGCCCCGGAGACGGACGTGATGATCCGCTCGGCGATGCCGCCGCGCTCGAACTGCGCCCAGTACTCGTCGATGCCGAGCTCGTGGCGCTCGGGGTAGCCGAGCGTCTCGAAGTAGTCGCGCTGGTCGATCGAGCCGTACGACTGGCCCATCGCCTGCGCGACCGCGACGCGCTCGACGAGCTGGGAGACGGTCTGGGCGTCGAACTCGACGAGCCCGCCCTCCGAGTTGGCGGCGCCGTCGTCGGTCTCGTCGCTCATCAGCCGGACACCTCATTTCCGGTGACGCGCAGCTCGAGCTCGACGTCGACGCGATCGTCGACTGACCGGGGGATCGAGAAGCTCATCGAGTCATAGGATTCGAGCGAGTAACCCGCGTTCTCGACCGCGTCCTGGATCCGCTCGTTGACGTGGGCGACCGGGCGGACGTCGTCGACTAGGCCGTCGAGGAGGAGCTCGTAAACGACGCCGTGGAGCGTGACCGTCAGCGGGACGTCGACGTTCGGGTGGACGAGCGCGGGGTGCCCACCGAGCTCGACGCGGAAGTCCGGGTCGTCGGTCACGCCGTGTCACCTCGCTTCGATGCGCTCGCCGACGTCGGCGTCCAGGCGCCGGCAACCTGCTCGATGGCGTCCGCCTCGACGACGTCGACGCCGACCGTCTCGAGATGCTTGACCGCGAGGTCCGGGGAGGCCCGCCAGCCGATCGCCGTGTAGTGCGCGAACGCGAAGACGGGGTTGACCGGGTTGGCCTCGTCGTGGCAGTAGATGTGGGTCCGGACGCGGCCGTCGCCGAGGCGCTCGGTGTAGTTCATGATGTGCGTCTGGCGCGTCGAGGCGATCGTGTCGAGCGCGGAGACGAACCGGCCGATCGGACCGCCGACCGCGGGGATCCTCGCGACCAGCAGCGCGACCGGGAACATCAGCCCGTGCGCTCGCGCCCAGCTACCGTCCTCCTTCCAGCCGAGGGAGTTGACGTGCATCGACGCCAGCGGCTGGCGGAGGTAGCCGGCGTCGCGGAGCTTCTCCTCGAAGACCTCCTCGCCCATCTCGACGTAGCCGGCGTACTCGCGGCGCGTCACCCGGGTCTCGGCGTACAGCCCGTAGCGCTGGCCGATCGTGTCGATGACCGGGAGCAGGCGTGCACGGATCGCCTCCCAGTAGTCGTCGTCGGCGCCGAGGTGGCGCTTCCCGAGGAACCCGTAGAGGATCCAGGAGGCGACCCACGCCACCACCGCGGCGGAGAGTTCGAGGTTGTCGCGGATCAGCGGGACGAGCGTGTCGACGACGTCGGCGGCGGTCGCCTCGAGGCCCGTCATCGCGACACCCCCTGGGTCCGCCGGGAGGCCTCGGCGACGTCGCGACCGATCGAGAGCTCGAGGGACCGGCGGTCGAGTTCGTTCGCGAGCTCGCGCAGCGCGGCGGCCCGGGTCGGCCCGATCGCGTCGACCTCCCCAAGGCGGGCGCGCCAGAGCTGGACGTCCTCGCCCTGGCCCTCGACGTCCTCGACGGCGCCGGAGAGCGTCTCGAGTGCGACGCCGTCAGTCATGGCGGCCTCCGTCGACGGCGGGAGTGTTGGCGAGCGATGCGACTCGACGGGTCGAGTTCGTGGTGGAGTTCATGGTGAGTGGTTACGCGGTGACGTCGCGGCCGGGCCCCCAGACGCCCGTGCCGGTCGTGCCGGCGGACTCGTGGGCGGCGAGGGCGAGCGCGTCGACGCAGTCGTCGTTCCAGCCCTCGGGGGCCTGGTAGCGGACGTTCCCCGACGGCGTGGTCTCGTACTCGTAGAGTTCGAGCTCGTTCGTCAGCTGGGGGATCTCCGGGATGGTGAGCTCGCCCATCTCGAGGCGGGTCGCCAGGTTGTCGATGAGGTCGCGCTTCGACGAAGGCGTGAACTTGACCGCGTCGATCGGGACGCCGTTGTCCTCGAGGTCGGTGACGATCTTGTTGTCACGCGACGCGTCGACGCGGACGACGCCCGGGTATCGCTCGGCGACCGCCTCGATGGTCGACTGGATGCGCGGCCAGGAGTCGTGCTGAAGGCGCTCGAAGTTGACCAGGACGCCGTCGCGATCGAGTGTGATCCCGACGGTCCAGTTCTGGTGGCGGGCGAAGTCCCAGCCGTGGATGTAGGGGCCGTTGCCGTTCCGCTGCTCCCAGTCGTAGTCCTCGACGTTGCGCTCGCGGATCCGGTTGAAGACGCCGCCGGAGTCGTCGAGGAAGAGCGCGAGGAACTCCTGTTTGAAGACGCGGTCAGGGATGTCGCGGGCGGCGTCGTCGATCTCGGAGTCGGGGACGAACGGGTTGACGTACGACGCCGCCTGCGAGCTCCAGTAGTCGGGCCACTCGTCGGAGTTGCCGCGGAGGTAGTACTCGTGGAACCAGTTCTTTCGCTTCGGCTTCGAGATGAAGACGGACTGGCCGAGCGTGTCCGAAAGCATCGGCCGGAGCGTCTGGTCCCAGACCCGCTTCGGCATCATCGCCGCCTCGTCGACGACGATGTGGTCGACGCCGGCGCCGTCGAGGCTGTCCGGGCGGTCGAAGCTGTAGTACTCGATGGTCGCCCCGTTCGTGAGGTTGATCTCGAACGGATAGCTCTCTCGAGGCTGGCCGTCGAGCAGCGGCTTCGGGATGACGCTCTTCGCCTCGTTGAAGCCGTACTTCTTCGACTGGTTGACGGTCGGGCCGACCCACCAGCAGAGCGGCGCATCGTCGGCGCCCCAGGGGGACTCGTTGGGGTTCAGCGCGTAGTCGACCTGGTCGGCGTTCGCGAAGATGTTCTTCCCCGTCCGACGTCCCCAGACGCAGGTCCGGTAGCGGGCGTCGGACTCGAAGGCCTCGCGCTGGACCTCGTGGAGCTTCCACGAGAGCGTGAGGGTCTGGGTCTGCTTGCGGGTGGCGGCCATCGTCGATCAGTGGGTGGTCAGTTCTGGCAGTCGGCGCAGCGGTACTCGTCGACGTCGGCGTCGTAGCTGACGCCGTCGGTGGCGCCGCACTGGCTACACGTCGCGGGTTGGGTCGTGAAAGAGCGGTTGCCTGGCATAGTGGTCACCGTCGGCGGGTGCGTCGACGACGTCGGGCGGCGCCGCGCCGGCCGCAGGACTGGCACTCGTAGTTGTCGCGCTTGAAGACCTGCTCGCGGAGCCGCGACCAGTTGCTCGGGTAGCCCATCGGTGGTCACTCGCTGTCGGTGTCGTCCTGGACGTCGGCGTTGGTCACCTCGACGACCTCGCTGTTGACGTCGTAGGAGTGCTCGACCTCGAGCTGGCCGGGCTCGCGCTCGGCGTGGCCGAGGGACTGCGAGAGGGCGATGTCGAGGTCGAGGTTGTCGTCGATGCGCTCGAGGATGTCGATGAGCACGCGGGGGTCAGCCTCGGGATCGCGCTCGATCCGCTGCTTCATGTCGCCGTAGAGCCGCCGCATCTCCTGGCGGTTCTTCCGCAGCTCCTTCAGGCGGACGAGGCCGTCCTCGCGGGCGTGGTCCTCCTCGACGATCTTCGGGAGCCAGGAGTCCATCCGCTCGATGTCGGTGCGGACCCCGGACTCGGTGATGTCGTACTCGCGGGCGATCGTCTCGACGACGTCGGTGTACTTCCGACCTTCGACGATCAGGACCTCGAACGTCCGCTCGCGACGGTCGACCAGGTCGGGCTTCATCGCGATCGCCTCGCGCGCCTGCGCGCCTGAAGTCCCAGATTCGCGGGGGGAACCGTGGTACTGCGCCCACGCGGGGGTGGGACTTCGACGCTTCGAGAGGTTCCTATCATTCTTCTATCACAGTCTGGATGGCCTCGGCCGTCGCCCGACGGAAGCAGGCGAAATCGTCGCCGGCGGTGTCTGGCTGGCTCTTCAGCTCGACGACGCGCTCGACGAGGTAGACCCAGTCGTGGTCGATGCCGAGCTCGTGGAGCGTGGTCGTGAGGTTGATCGCGACATCGCGGGCGTTCCGCTTCGACCGCGTCGTCGGGGTTCGGTGAGGGTCCATGGTTCCGCAGTTCCTGCAGTAAGAGGTCTTGCCGTCGTCGGAGTAGGCCGGGCCCAGACGCTGCGGGAGCGTCAGCCGCTCATAGTACTCGCGGTCCAGGAGGTCCCACTCCGAGCCCGTGGGTGAGACCCAGTCGACGTAGCTGAGGACGTCGCCGTAGTCGAGGCCGGCGGTCTGGGGGAAGGTGGCCTTCCGGCGGAGGCGCCGGTAGCAGTTCCGGCAGACGCGGTCGTTGCGTTCGACGACCTCGCCGAAGACCCTCGCCGAGTCGTCCGGGATCTCCAGTGCGTCGTCTTCGAGATCACGGTACAACATCGTCGGCGAAAGGGTGGATGACGTAGCCATAGCTGGGGTGGGACACCGCCGGACGGCGGCTTTAGAGCAAGCCCGACCGAGTCGTCGACGACCTACGTATGTCAGAGGGTGTTCAGTGATTTATATATCAGTATCCTCGTGGATTCTGCAGACGACCTGTCTCAGGTCCGTGGGTTTCCGCGACGTGAAGACGTAGTCGCGGTTTTTGAGAGTCTGCAGGGCGTCGTCGACCGTGCGCTCGGGGAGCTCCGTCGCCTCGATCAGCTCGCCGCGCGTGAGCTCCCCGTCCTCCACGTTCTCGAGGACGTGGTAGACGTACTTGGCGCTCGGCGGGAGGGGGGTGACTCCCTCCGATTCGGAGCCTGTCACGCTCCCGATCCACCCCCGGCCGGAGGCGAATCGGCGATCTCCCCGTTGCCCTGGAGGGTGAAGACGTCGCGGGCCCACTCCAGCCAGTCGAGCCCAGACGCCGATTCGGCGATTATCCGGCGGAAGCGCCGGACTGCGGCTACTTTGAAGCCGCCGTTATGGGAGAGTACTGATAGCGCCGATTTCAAAGTAGCAGTATCGACCGCGTAGGACACCCCAGAGTGCTGTTCGTACCGCTCGGGCCGTAGGAGGCCCACCTCTTCGAGCGCGTTGACCCAGTTGTAGACCGTGCGCTTCGAGACGTCCAGGCCGGACAGCTGAGCGAGCCGGTAGAAGCCGTCGACCTTGTTCGCGACGACGCCGTCGCGCTCCTCGACGAGCTGCCCCGGCCGGAAGCCGTTCGGACCGTCGCCGGCGACGACGTCGTGGGTCGCCTTCAGCAGGTCGACCGCCCCGGAGGGGACGTCGATCATCGCTTCGAGGGGGTCGGCGAGTTCCTCGAACGTCGCGAGCTCGTCGACGGGGATCTCGGTCGGGACGTTCGTCAGCAGGTAGGCGTGCTTCGCCTCGTCGGCGATCAGCGGCCGGATGCGGTGGAGCGCCTGGATCAGTTCCTTCTCGCGGGACTCCCGGAAGAGGGTGCCGACCATGCCCGTGTAGTGCTTCGTCGGGACGGCGCGGCCGCGGCCCTGGTCGTCCTCGTAGTGGAGTTTCCGGTAGACCGGGGGGTTCTCGGCGCCGCGGCGGGTCGAGTGCTCGGCGCCGCCGGCGCCGACGTCTTCGCGGCCCATCGCGAGCAGCTCGGCGTCGCGACGGAGGTCCTCGACGTCGGGGTGGGGCGCACCGATGCACATCACGGCGTCGCAGTCGTTCCGGTTCAGCCCACGGGTCGCGTGGTAGTGGAGGACCTCGCCGTGGTCGGGGAAGTCAAACTCGGGGATGAGGTCGCCCTTCACGATGTAGAGGGGCTTCTCGTGGACGTCGGCCGCCGTGTCGATCGCACGCTGGATGCGCGTCGCAAGCGTGGCGTCGTCCTCGAGGGCGCTACGGATGGTGCCGGCGTGGTACTGGCCGTCGAGGATCTGCGTCGTGTGGAGGTTCGGGATCTCCAAGGGGTCGTCGCCGGCGACGCGCACCTCGTCGCGATCGACGCCGAACAGCGTCGCGACCTTGTCAGGGGTGGCGGTCGCGTCCAGGACGAGCGTGTCGCCCGGGTCGGGGAGCTCCGAGGTGAGAGGGAGCTCGCGGTAGCGCAGCGCGACGATCGCGTCGGTCGGGTCGGTCGCGAACCACGCACTGGCGCGGGCGGGCTCGGCGCCCTGGTGGATGAGGGCGTGTTCGGCCTCGTGCCAGTCGCAGTCGTCGCTCGCGCAGCAGCGGGCGCCGTTGTGGTGCTCAAGTTCCCCGCGACACCAGGGGCAGTTGTCGATGATCGGGGAGAGGGCGACCGCCTGCATGACGGGCTCCTCGTCGAGGCCGGCGGTCTCGACCGCGGCGGTGAGCACCGCGTCGATCGAGATGGGCGTCCCCTCCCAGTTGTCGTTCTGCATCCGGGAGAGGACGGTCTCGCCGTGGGCGACCTTCGCCTTCGCGAGCGCCTCAGCGAGCTGCCAGTCCTCCCCGGGCTCCTCACGCTCGAGGTAGTTCCCGGCGGCCTCGTCGTACGTCTCGTAGGCGTTCCAGGTGACCGTCGGCGCCGTGAGGTCCTCGAGGCCGTCGACGTTCTCGACGTCGGTGATGACGTCGACGACGTCGCGAGTGAACCGGGCGAGCTCGCGAGCGGTGTAGGCCACCGGGTCATCCCCGGCCCGGAGGTCGGCGATGCGCTCGAGCGTGTTCGCGATGCGCGTCAGCTCGGTCGGGCCCGCCGTGGTCTCGCGGGAGTGGAGATCGGGCGTCTCGTCGATGATGTTCAGCCCGGTCTCGCGGACGCTCTTCTGGAGGACGTACGGGTGGACGCCAACGACGAAGGGCTCGCTCTCGACCGCAGAGTACTGCGCCTGCCAGGCGCACTCCTCGCCGTGCCACTCGTGGTCGCCCGCCTCGTGGAGGCCGAGGATCTGGTGGGCCTTGTTCGGACCGACCTCGCGGACGAGCGCCTCGTAGGCCTGCCGGGTCTCGTGCTCGGGGTCGAGGTCGTAGACCGGGCACATCGACGGGCACTGCGAAGGGTGGCCATGCTCGGGGCAGTCCTCGTCGGCGTGATCGGCGTCCATGCAGTGGCCATGGCGCTTCTGCTCGCCGCCCTTGAGGTGGAAGTACTCGGCGTCCTGGAACTGGCCGGCCTCGAAGTCCTGGATTGCGTTGTCCTTGATGAACTCGCGGGCCTTCTCGTGCTTGTCGAAGTAGATGACGTGGCCGTGGTCGCGCTCAAGCGCGCCGAGGGCGGCGTTCGTGGTCTTCCCGGCGCCAGCCTCGTCACCCCAGAGGTCGATGCCGTCGTGCTCGAGGACGTCGTCGAAGCGCTCGCCCTGTAGCGCGGCCCAGCGCTGTTCGCGGTCGAACAGCTCGGCGTCCCGCTGCGGGGGTTCGCACTCCTCGACGGTCCACTCGCTGTTCGCCGACTCGGCATCGGGCGTCGGCGGCACCAGCGTCGGGATGTCGAAGCCGAGGTTCTGGAGGTGCTCGATGCCCTGGAACCAGAGCCGGCCGGTCGCCTTCCGGGGGAAGGCGTTCGAGGGCCGCATCTCGCCGGCGTCGATGAGCGCCATGACGACCGGCCCCCCGTACCCGCCAAGGTCGCCGGTGTCCTGCCAGATCTGGTCGTCGACGACGTTCGCGGTCCCGTTCGAGTTCTTCCCCCAGGGGGGGTAGAACGCCCGGTAGCCGTCGCTCGTCGAGACCTCGTCGTTCCAGGCGTGGACGATCGTGCGCTCGGCGACGCGACGGGCATCCAGGCGGTCGATCGCGGCGAATACGTCCCGGATGTCGTCGGTGGTCTCCTCGGACGTCGTGGCCGCGGGCTCGTGGTCGTCGAGGTCGTAATCGTCGCGAGCGGTGGAGAGGTCCTCGCGCTGCGCGGTCGCGACCTCGTCGTTCGCCTCCAGGAGTGCGTCGAGGACGTCGGCGTTCCACTCCCGAACCTCGGTGGGCGTGTCGGGGATGTGGTCGCCGGTCATCACGCAGACGCGCTTCCCGGGGTAGATCTCGATGCTCGGGAGCTCGTCGTTGCCGACCCAGGGGTCGGCGTCGAGCTGCCAGGCGGCCTGCTTCACGCCGGCGGGCAGCTCCCCGCGGTAGATGGCGTGGACGCCGTTGCCGGACTGCGAGATGTCCGCGTACGTCAGCCCGAGGTGTTCGAGGAGCGCGGTGAACGCCGGGTGGACATCGCCGGTGTCGGGGTCGCGGACGTCGTCGCCGTCGACGTAGACGTAGGGGTCGTCGGGCTGCTGGAGGTAGGCGCGGCCGTCGAGCCGAGGGTCGATTTCGGCTATCGCGACGGTGTCGCCGTCGACGTAGTTCTCCTCGAGGCTCCACTTCCAGCGCGCATCCTCGTCGGGTGCCGCCTCGGGGTGGTCGCGGTCGGCCCAGGGCGCAAACGGCATCTTCTCGACGTGCCCCATCCACTGCTCGCGCTCGAGCAGCTCCGCTGGCCAGACGCCCGCCCTGGGAGCGGCAAAGTCGGCGTCCGCCCACTGCCCGGTGTGGGGCTCGCGGGCGGCCTCCCGAGTGGCCTCCGGCGTGGACTTGTAATGGTCCTCCCCGGCGGTCTCGACAGTGGCCTCCTGGAGGTGGTCAGCGCAGAGCGCGACCGAGTCCTCCGGGTCGACAGCGCGCTCCGAGCAGCTCGGGAGCGTACACTGCTGGCCGGGTGGGACGTCGTCGCTCACGCGGAGTCACCTCCCCAGTCCGCGAGCGTCGTCTGGCCCTCGCGCGCGGGTCGCGTGTCCGCCACCGGGTCGGGGACGGGAACGTTCTCGGCCTGCTCGCTACCGGCGGGCTCGGGCTCGGTCGCGTAGACCGTCTCGCCGTCCGGGTTGGCGGCGGTTTTGTTCGGGCGCTCGTCCCAGTACTGCCAGGCGGCGTTGATTTCGACGCCGGAGGCCGAGCGCGTCAC